TAACTGAATAACCTCTAACTAATTTTTCTTCTCTAACTTTTTTAATTTTTCCTGAGTTTTCATCTGGCAAATCATATTGGATTTTTGCCACAAAGTATTTTTCGTCCATTTCCATTTTATTTATTTTTTTAAATAATCGGATAATTTATTCATTAAATCAATAGATTTGGTATTATACATTTTTAATTTTTCTTCTTTTTCTTCTTGTAAATTTTCCTCATACTTGTATTGGTCTTCTTTTTCTTTGAAAAGGTATGCGCCTGGGGTAGATGGGGCTTGTACTAAATCAAAACATATTAATTCAAAATCTTCTTGTACTTCATTTTGTTCTCCAACTTTCTTTAACGAGCCCACACCTCTTGAGGATATACCTAATGTAACACCTAATCTTAATAAATTAGCCGCTTGGTCACCCTTTGTCGATACAATCCCCCTTTCATGAAATCCTGGTGAAGTAAGGAGTTTTAATTTACCAACAAGAACGTTTTTATCCCACCAAACATCTGTAATGATGTGTGATACTCTATCTAAATCAATTAACGAAGATTCGGGGTGGTTAAGTTCTGATAACGCGGTATTTTTCTTAATGTAATTTTTGATATAATTATCAGCTTCTCTTTTAAGAATTCTTTCAGGATACACCCTACCATTTCTGTTTGGGGTATTATATTTTTGTAGTACCGCATAGAACTCAAATGGTTTTGAATAATCCCCAACTTCAAAAGATTCTTTGATAATCCTGTCATTAGAAAATTCCACAGGTGAAACATAACCCGCATCATACTCAATTAGAATACCCTTACCTAATTCATTTGGACTTAAAACTTTATAATTTTGCATTTCTCTTTTTTATAATAAATATACTTAATCAATTAAATTAAAATATTTATCGTTTTTAGTTAAATGAAATGTAAAATATTTGTTTTTTTGAAATAAATCTTTATTAATTGAAGATATTAATTTTTTTAAAGACGATTTTAATTTTAATGATTTGAAATCTGTATTTGGTTTAACAAAGAATGTTACTTCCAAATTCATAAATGACCTCTTTTTTGTTGATATCCCACTTGTTCTTAAATCTAAGTCGACTATAAAATTATTTTCAAATAAAGTTTTATCTAAAGTATCAACTATAAAACTTTTTATTATCTTATTAAAATTAGAGACAGGTCTTGACCAATCTTCTATGTATTCTTTGGGGTGAACCCAAGATTGTATGTTTAAATAAATTGATTTGAAATTTTTTGAATCTACCGTTCCATAATAACACTTAAAATTTTTGTACCCTTTAAGAGCACAAGATTTTCCTTTTTTCATTACTTTTGCACATTTACCCTTTTATTTTTTATAATTTTAAACAAATAAAACGGTAATGTCAAAATCTAATTTAGGATAACCCCTCGTTAAGTGACATTAGTTTAATATACTCTATCTTTGAAAACTCGGTGTTTGAAACCTTATTTTTTGTTTCAGTTAATGTTTGTAATAAATCTTTTTCTGAATTTTCAATTAAGGTGTCAATTTTACTAACAACAGATTCTTTAAGTTCTTGGAATTTAACTTGCAAATCCCCTGCGTTTTTTAAAACATCTTTAATTTTATTCTTTTCACCTTCACTTAAAGATTCTAATAATTTATTAACATTCTTATTAGCCAAATTAATAAATGATTCAAATCCAACTTGTGGTATTGAATATTGGTTCTTTTTTTTAGTTTTAGTTAAAGACTCAATAATTTGTTTTCTTGATGAAAGTTTTAAATCTATTTTTTCTACAGGGGAATAAATAAAGTTATCAATAACTTCATAGTTATTGTTAATCTTTAAATTTTTTGTCCATTCAATTATTTGAGTTTCTAATTTCCTATTGTTTTTAATTTTCTTAAATTCATCAAATAATGTTTCCACCAAAAAATTGGCACTGTCTTTATCGATACCGACATTTTCATTTAACTTATCGTAAATGAACATCTTTTTTTTAAAGTCGTTATTTGACAAGATATTTTTTTTGAAGAAAAGGAATTCTTTTTCAAAAGTAGAATTCTTATACGATTCTGTCAGCTTTGTTTCAACTAAAGTTTTTAAAATTCCAAATTTCATTTTAAATTTTCTTTATAAATATCAATCATTTAATAACTTTTCCAATTTTTCTTCAATTTCATTCAATGAACGTCCACCTCTACTTAAATCTATCTCTTCCGAGTTATTCATCCAATCAGATTCTAATAGAATATTCATATTATCAGTTTTAGATTCAGGCGTTAATCCCGCCTCAGGAGGTGCAGGACTTTCAGACGGTGGTGACATCGGAGATGGTAACTCAGGTCCACCTGCTTCAGCGCCAGCAGCTCCTTCTGCAGGGGCTTCACCTGCTCCTCCAGTTTTTGCGCCGTATAATTTATCTAAATTATCAAACAAACCTGTGTGAGTAATAACTTGAGCGGTGTTAGTTAATTCTGCACCAACGGCTTTCTCAATTCTTTGTTGTTGTAAATCAAGTTTAATATCTTCATCCGAAAAACCAAGAATATGTTTTTTAGCCCATGAAACTGATGTCGGAGCAATACCCTCAATTGCGGTAACCATATCTTTATATAACAATATCTTTTCCTTCCAAACATCAACCATCAATAAATCGGCTTGTTTAGACGGATTAGTTAACGATAATGTAAAGTTAGAAATTTCATCTTCAAATCCTGATAAAAACAAATGTATGATTGCAATTTTATTTAATTCTTGCAACATACTTTTTTGAATCCTATTAATAGTCCTTGCAAATCTAATATCTTGTAATGCCAAATTTTTACCATCACCAACAACTTCTTCAAATCCTAAAAATCCTTTTGGTACTCTCAATGCTGTTAATAATTTCTTTTGGATATATTCAATATCGGCAATTTCAGATAGATTTTGAGCACCTGCTAAAGTTTCAATTGGAGATGGAGCGGCTGTGTCACGAACAGGTACAAAGTAATCTTGGTCAACCGCCATTTGGTTAAATCTCATATCCACGTTTCCGCTTTGTGGGTCAACGGTTTGAGCTCTTTTAAATTTATTGGCGAATCTTTGGATGTATGGTTCAACATCCGCGTCATCCATATTACCAACAAATACTTTGAACACTCTTCTTTCAGGTGCTCTTGATGTTCTATAAATCATCATCGCATCTTCTGACAATAGTAATTGTTTCCAAATACGACGAGCCTTTTCTAACATAGATGTACCATAAGGTAATCTTCTATCATCACCTAATAATCTAAAATGTGCAATTTCCCATGTATTAAATTCCATGTCTTTTTGCTTCCATTTAAATTTCAAATGTTTTCTTTCAGGGTCAACTTTATTATCAATAGTTTTTTGTCCCATCCCCGCTTCTAATCTCTCCATCTCAATAATTGGTAACTGCATACACCCAACAATACCTTTTTCGGGGTCTAATTTTAAATAAACAAAATTATCACCATACTTACATGTATTTCTTGTCCACATAGGTAAATTGGTGTTAATGTCGAGTATGTTATTAAACAGGTCAGTTAGTATTGATTTTATTCTTTTTGATTCTGAATAAATTTGTAATATATACCCGTCCTGATTTACAGTTGTCGATTCTTCAGCGTATATATCCAATGCTGCCGATATTTCAGGAGTAAACTCCATTGATTCGTAGTCATAGAATGACGATAGTCTTGTTGGTTCATAATATACCGCTTGGGTATATAAATTGTTTTCAATTTTAGCCCATTGATTCGCTAAAAAATATGTTTGTCTTGCTTCTAATTTTTCTCTCTCATAATCTTGTTTTGAGTTTGTTTTAAGAAGCTCTTGTTTGTCATATTTGTATGTTGGGTAGTCCTGATTTAACAATGAATTAGGACCAAATGCCTGTGATAGCCTTTGCCAAACGGTTAGTTTATTTTCACTCATAATATTTAATATTAATTATAAATAGTATTTTTGTATACATTAACATCCTTGCAGTTTAATTACTGATTGATAAATATTTTGATTTTCATCAATATACTTTAAACCGGTTGAGAATAAAAAATATCCTTTATTCATAGATTTTGAAAGTGATATAGGTGTTCCTGTGAATGTATAAGTATCCCCAAAAGATTCTACAAGTTTTCCTTCGTTAGTTAATTTACAATATTTCCTATCGAAATTTCCGGTTATTAATAATCCTCCGTCACTATCAATAGAAATTGAATTTATAAGTTTTCCACTTAAAAAAGACGGTAAGTTATTTTGAAATGATATGTCTTGAACTGGTTCATTAACATTTGTAATTTTCACAATTCCTTTACATGGTACTCCCTTGTATTCTGTAAAACTACCAACAACATATAGATTATTATCCGAATCCATAACAACATCAGACACTGTATTATTGGTATAATCCTCAAATGAGTTAAATTTTGGAAACCCATTATTATCTAAAATAATTATATTATTACTGGTTTTTGAACTATAACTATCAAATTTACCATAGACCACATATTCATTTTGATTTGTGACATACACTCCATTAAGACTAAATGATTGAGGTTGAAATAAATTTGAGTCATATTCGTTTTGTCTAGAATCAACCGATTTAAATGTTCTATCATATTCTCCATTAGAATTAAATCTGTAAATTTGCTGTCGATAGAATGATGGAACTCTTCCTTGTGTTTTGTATACATAAACACATTTTTCAATAGAGTCGGACATACCAACAATAATAAATTTACCATCTTTATCAACTGAAGAATGTATGTATTTAACTGGAATTGCGTAATCTGTAATATTAAAATCAATAGTGTTTACAATATAACCAAACTGATTAATCACACACATTCCATAGTTATTTTCAAATGTTAAGTTTCCTGAAATTAAAAACCTATTACCATTTATTCTACTAAAACTATCCAACGCGAATGAACCTGTCGGTAGTGATGATTGATTTAATTTTGGTTCATCAATAATTTCACCATTAATTCCAAAATATTTAAATTTATATGCTATATCTATTGGGTCATAACCAACTGCAAAAATTGTGTTTTTTCTGTAATTTGGGTCAATTTCACTATAAAAAAATACACTATTAATTTCGGTATTATCTATACGAAAATCTAAATTAATTTTACCTTCATTTAAATTACATGGTGGAATACCTCCATTTAATGCGAATTTATCATTTTGTGGAATATTTCCTTTAGATGATTGTGAGACAGGCTTTATTTGAGTAAAACCTCCTTGACCTACCACAACCATTTTACTACCACCATTTAGTCTACCTGATTTTTTTCTATTTTCGAGTCCCATTATCTCATTCCTCCAAATAACCACGAATGGTTCATATAATCTTGTTTAGTTGGTTGATTTCTTGCTTGTACATTTTCACCCATAACTGGGTTAAAATAAACAGATGATGGTTGGGTGTTTGTGTTAATTTGCCAAGAGTCAATCATCGCCTTTGTATGTTCAGTAACCTTTGTCATTGATGTGAATGATGACTCTGCAACATAGACACACATTGCAGTTGCCATAATCAAATCATCATGATGTCCTTTTTGGTGGTCAGGTCTTCCATTAACATAAACAAATGTCGACATTTCATTAAGTAAACGAGCTGAATATACTTTAAATCCGTGTCTCAAATATTCTTCAAATGTTGCAATAATCTGTACTCTTTTGGCATTAAAGTTTAAACCCGGAATCTTATCCATAGCTCTTGCATCGTATTTCCATTTGTTCTGATAATCGACCCCATCAACATAAAGATTACGGTATCCTAACTCTTGTAACTTTCTTGATGTTGTAACACCCATACCACCAGTTATATCAATAACAATAAATGCTGAATACATATTTCCCCACTTATAACAAATTTCAGCAAGTGTGTCAGGCGGAATTTTTCCAATATATTCAGCAACTTGTTCTCTTGTATCAAAATCAACAATTTGGAATGTTGAAAAGTCTTCACTATCACCTCTACTTACATCGACCCCCATCACATACTTATGACCAATTTCAGGCTCTTTCCAAATCCACAGTGAACCTCCCATAAATTTATTCTGAGGTTCTTTAACACCATTTACTCGTATATTGTCTAATGTGTTGTTGTCAAATACATTATCACCTGAACCTAAAAACGCACATTCCAACTCCTGATTAACTTTCCTTCTGTCGTATTTAAGTTTTTTAACCATCGACTCATACCAAGAAGAGTGAGGTTTATATCCGTTAGAAATCAACGCTTTAATATCATCGTAATTTCTTTCTCTTGGTGGGATATCTTGGTAATCAATTGATTCGACATCATTATATTCATCTCTGTTTAAGTAGTAATGAATAATGTCGTTCACCTTTATTAATGAAAAATCTTTTGTATATCTTGGGTCTTTAAACCAAACCATTTCCGAGATTTT